CATTGCAAGCGGCGTAGGCGGCTTTGTAGGCGTTCTTTAAACCATCTTGGTCGGTTGATGCGTCAATAGCCGCCAAGTGGTCCATAAGGGCGTTTTCATCTACGCCTTTTGCGGGAATGGTTGCCATTGCGCCATCATCATCTTCAGGTGCAATTCCACAAGCCGCCATCAGCGAACCGCGGCGGGCGTAGGTCAATGCCGACATATACGCGGGCGGGTCATTTTTGACTACAGGAAATTGCAAGATTCCACATTCAAGCATTTCGCCCGATTCGTGAACAAATACAGTTTCAACCATGATGCCGCCAACGCAATCGTAGGACTTTTGCACAAGGGCAATGCCGTTATTGTTTAGCGCGTCTATAACCGCTTCAACACACGCGGCAAGGTCAGCGTACTTGTTTTTGAAATGCGGGTTGTAGGCGTTCTTTAAAGCGGGTGCAAATGCCTTTTGTGCTTGCACCAATGCCGTGGCAATTTGTTTCATTGTTCAATCCTTTGGACTTGTTTGGCAATTAACCAGTTATCACCCAAGCGGCGAACCGAACGCACCCATTGGCGTTGATAGGAACGGATAACTTCAGGCGGTGCATCGTAGGCGGCAAAGATGGCGCGAACGCGTTTCAGAAATCGTGTGTTCATTGTTGCCTCGCTTTTATCATTGCATCTGCTATTTTGTATGCTTGTTCAGCAGTCCAATTTATGTCTTGAATAGTGAAGCTAACAATTAAAGGTTGCATAGCTTTAGCCGCAAAGTAGTCACGCAATGTCATGCCTTTATTTCCTACAATTTTTTCACCATTGTCAATTGACCAAGGAAATGCTGATTCGTTCATGCTTACCCCCTCCAAGCCAACATTACGCCCCAACCGCCAAAGATGACGATAGCCAAGGCACATTCAATAATTGTGGTAATGATTTTTTGTTTCATTGTCTTATTCTTTAATGGGGGGCTAAGCCCCCGTTTGTTTTAGATAGATTTTTTGAAGGTACGCAACATGGCTTTGTATTCTTTTGAATCAGCAGTCATGTTGGAATAAATTACATTGCCGTTTGTATCCAAGCGCATCATGCAAGTGAAAGCGCCATAAACGATAAAACCTGAAGATGTTTTGATTACTGTGCGTGTCATTTTGATTTCCTTTTAAAAGACCCTAGAAGTTAGGGCATGGGTGAAGTATAACAAACAAAACCACATCGTCAACACTTTGTTTAAAATATTTTCACAATTTGTTTATTTTTTGCAAAATGTTGTTATGATGCAACTATGACAAAACAAGACCAAATCCAAGCCGACAAAGAATTGATAGCCTTATTGGGCGGCACTACCGCGGTAGCCAAGCGCATCGGCATCAATTCACCCCAACGGGTTCATAACTGGTTGACTAGGGGAATACCCGCATCAGTTAAATTGGCGCACCCTAAACTTTTTTTAAAAGGTTTAAAGAAATGAACTGCAACTTTTGCAATGATGAAATTGTGGGTAGGCATCATTTGGCTAGAACTTGTATGCCGTGCGCTACTGGCAAGAACAAAATAGGAATGTTGGAAGCAATTGCCGCGGTTAACAAAGCGGTTAAAACTGGCGCTTTGGCATCAGTAAAAACCCTTATGTGCGTTGATTGCGGTAGCCCTGCACAATGCTATGAACATCGCGATTACAACAAACCTTTAGAAGTTGAACCCGTGTGCCGTAAATGCAATTTTCGTAGGGGTTCTGCAAAACCTTTAACATTACAAGGCGCGTAAATGAGCAAAACAGAAAAATACCTACATCACAAATCTTTGATGATGGACCATCTTGCATTTGCGTTTGCTAATCAATCGATGGAAGATTCGTTGTATCAATTGATTTGTTACCACTTGCACAAGGATTACACGCAAGCGCAATATTTTTCTATGACGCATGAAGAAAGAAAAGTTTTGCACACGCTGATGATTCTTTGATACAATTTTTTGAAACAACGGCTAGGTCTGAAGTCATGAGCAGACCGAAAAGCGAACACCCCCCGCCTGCCGACTGTTTCTTTTTTGAGGGGGTAATTTTGGGGCGTGGTATGCACTATTACCAATTTAATATTGGTGACTATCAAAGTCACACATCGCATCTTTCTGACATAGAAGATTTGGCCTACAGGCGTTTGCTTGATTGGTACTATCTTCACGAAACACCAATTCCACTTGATGAAGCAGAAGTTTCAAGGCAAATTCGTATGCGTTCGCATATCGAAAGCATTGCAATCGTACTGCAAGAGTATTTCGAACGCACCGAACATGGTTGGATTCATCATAGGGCAGATAAAGAAATTGCCAAGATTGGTGAAAAAAGCGAAAAGGCAAGCGCATCAGCAAAGGCTAGATGGAACAAGAAAGATGCGAACGCATTGCAAACGCAATCCGAAAGCAATGCTACACATAACACAGAACACATAACACAAGACACAGAACACAAGAAGAAAACAACTAGCGTTGTTTGCCCCCCCGATGTTGAACAACAAATTTGGGATGATTGGAAACAGTTACGCAAAGCCAAGAAAGCACCAGTTACCGAAACCGTGGTTAACAGCGCACGGAAAGAAGCCGCCAAAGCAAACATGGCTTTCCAAGATTTCTTATCCGTTTGGTGCGCTAGGGGTTCGCAAGGGCTACAAGCCGAATGGCTTAAACCTGATGAACGCAATTTGAGCAAAACAGGCCAAATGAACCAACGGGTTATTTCAGGTTTAACGCGTGGGCTTATCGGAGGTGGCGGCAATGTCAAATTACTTGGAAACTGATTTCTGTACGCAAGACCAAGGGTTAGATTACATTTTTGGTCGCATGATGGCAATATTTGGTGCGCCGTTCAATCGTCACTTTGATGGCCTAGACCCTGAATTTGTGCGGCAAGAATGGAAAAACCAACTTGGCAAGTTTCTGACATACCGACCAAGCATGGATTTTGCCATTGCTAAACTTGATGGCGAATTTGTGCCAAGCGCAATTAAGTTTAGAAACCTTTGCAATAGTGGCCCTGAAATTCCCGTAAAACCATTTGTTCAGATTGAACGCAAAAAAACTTTGCATGAGCAAATAGAAGCCGACAGGGTTAAAGCTGAAGCATTGGCAAAACTTGCCGACCTTAAAAAACAGTTTAGGGGCGAAGCATGAAAGTTCTGCCCATTAACACTTTTGAAACCGAACCTTGGTTACTTGAAAAACATTACGCCAAGCGTATGCCATCAATTTCCTATGCTTTTGGCGCTTACATCAATGATGTATTGGTTGGCGTGGTCACATACGGCACATCAGCAAGTTCTACCCTACGCCAAGGCGTGTGCGGCAAAAAATGGGAAGAAAATGTTATTGAACTAAACCGCCTTGTTGTTGACAATGACAGAAACAACATCGCTTCAGAACTGGTTGGCAAATCAATTCAAATGTTGCCCAAGCCTTGCATTGTGATTTCTTATGCCGATACTGAACAAGGCCATGTAGGTTATGTTTATCAAGCAACAAATTTTATTTACACAGGTTTAAGTTCAAAGTTTAAAGACCCGCGGGTAAAAGGTTTGGAACATATGCACCATACAACTTTTGCGCATGGCATGACTAACGCCGAAGTTGTTGAAAAGTATGGGAAAGAAAATGTTTACTTTGTTGAACGGGCGCGTAAACATCGCTATGTGTTTTTTGCGGGCAGTAAAACCCATAAACAACAAATGCGGCGTGAACTAACCTATCCCGTATTGCCATATCCAAAGGGTGAATCAAAACGCTACGATGCGGGCGGCAAAGTTAAAACCCAACAACTTTTATTTGTATGAACAAAGAAATTGCAATGCGCATTTTGGACAAAGTTAAAGAAGGGGTTTCATATCCTGATTGGCTAATTACGCGTGCATTGAAATTTACAGGCGATATTGATGGACATGGAACACTTTAAAGATTGCGAAGCGCGGGAATGGATAGCCCGATACCGAAAAAAGCAATTAGAAGAAGGCAAAGGCGAAGCAGTTGAATGGTGGAACAAAACCATAAAAGATATTGCCGCCAAGCGTGGTCAAGATGCCGCCGATGAATTGAAAAAAAGAATGAACGAACAAAGGACAAGCCGTAAATGCAAGTAATTCAATTAACGCCAAGCGATTTAATTTTGGCGGCGCATCACACGGGCGTAATTAGCGGGTTAAAGCAAATTCAAAACAAAGGTGGATTACCTAACAAAAGAATTTCAGATAACACCGACTACAACATTTTCTATATTGGAATGTTGGGCGAAATTGCCGTAAGCAAATACTTAGGCATACCAATCAACAATGAAGTTTTGGTAGGTGGTGATGGCGGCATTGATATGCACTACAAAAACCAATCAATTCAAATTAAAACCCGAACGCATTTGAAAAACCCAATTTACTTGATGTACAAACACAAAGAAGAATTTGTAGCGGATTGGTCAATTCTTTGCACCATTGAAACGCCAACAAGTGTAGGCATCCGCGGGTTCATTAGCAAAGCCAAATTTATGCAAAAAGCCAAACCTTTGGATTTTGGTTATGGGCCATCTTATGTAGTTGACATTGAAAATTTAGCCGACATGAACAAATGGGAAGGGGTGATGAATGAGATTTGCCGCAAGGGTTGATGCAAACCAAACACAAATCGTATCTGCCTTACGCGCCGCGGGTGCGTATGTTTGGATTATTGGCCTACCCGTTGACCTTTTGGTTGGCTATCGTGGTCACACTTTCTTGGTAGAGATTAAATCGGGGTCTAAAAGGCGTTTTACGGCCCTACAAGCCGATTTTTTTGAAAATTGGTCGGGAAGTACCTTGGCACGGGTTGATAGCCCTGAATCCGCACTACGAATGATTGGGGTAATTTAATGAACGCGCCTTACAAAACAGTAGATTTCATTTTAGAAAACGCACCAAGATACGCAAAAGCCAAAAGCGAACGCATCTACCTTGAAGAATTCCGTAAGACCAAAAAAGCATTGCTGATGAAGGTAGCGATGGAAATGGGCTACGAAAGCGCGGCGGCACAGGAACGCGAAGCCTACGCACACCCCGAATATCAGGAATTGCTGAAAGGTTTGGCGTTAGCCATTGAAGAAGAAGAAACGCTAAAGTGGAAATTAACCGCGGCAACAATTAAAGGGGAAATATGGCGCACCGAATCGGCTAACGAACGCAATGGCATAAAAGCAACAGAATAAACAATTTGTTGAAAAATGCGTATTAGTGAACTTATAATTTGTGTACGCCGTTACATCACGGTCTTAAAGAAAGTAGCAAATGTGGCCTTTTCCCCCATTCCCAAACCCTAAAGACAAGGGCAAC